GCCCACAGCGGTGTAGCCAATTCGCCAAGCGTACCCGTCGGCTATGCAGTTATCCCAGAGACCAGCGACGTGTTTAGCGAATCGACACCCATAATTACCGTAAACGTAGAAGTGATTTTTGGCCCAAAAATACATCTGCTCGTACACGCTCTCGGCGTTGGTATCTGCCGTACAGTTAAATGCGCCACCGCCATAGCTGGCCGTTTCCAGCATCGCAAGGCCAAACCCTTTCATCCTGATATTGATTACCTGTTGCTCGAACACATCCACGCCCTCTCCATCGGAGTAGATCAATGTGGGCGGGGGGCGAAAATACTTGATGTCGGTCGGGCCTATGTACCCATCAAGGTCCGTGTCGCAACGATGGCCACCGGACTTTGGATTCAAGGCAATGAAGTCCACGTAGTTTGTGTCCGCAACGATTCTCGAATCGGCGGTAACGCGGTAATGCGCTTCCGGTATCAGCACGGCAGCACGATTGGAGGCAGATAGAGCATTTCCTCCCGGCGTCAACGCCTTTGCAGCAGTGTAAGCCGCTGCCAGTGCCGTCCCGCGTGCGGTGTCCGTTGCCCCATCGGCAACCAATACTACAGCGTCAGACTTATGCCCGTACTTTTCGGCGGCTAACACTTGCGCCGCGAGTGTTGAATTATTTATACTTAGTACGTCGGCTAATCGCACTACCGCCGTGCCGTTCCATTCCAGCGTGCCCTCGCCCTGCTTCGTGCTGTCAGTAGTTTTGTGAAAAGTAACGTTGTGCAAGCCTGCCGCCACGCTGCCCGGCATATCCACCATGTGCCATCCGAAAGCATCCGGTGTGCTGGCGATTTTGTAGTTGGCCAAGTGGTCAGCGTTGTATGCCTCGCTGCCGCCAGCAGCCAGCACATATTGCCCGGCCGCCGTGACCACAACGAAGTAGCCGTTTGCGATTGTTGGGGCGTGGGACTTAAGCTCTTTCGCCATCGCTGGTGTCCTTTTGTTCGCGGTTGAACAAATCGGCAAGTTCGCGTTTGGTTTGCTGAATCTCGGCGGTCAGCAGTTCATAGCGGACCATCTGCTCGCCGTACTTCGCCATCAATGTTTCGCGTTCGGTCATTAGTCTTGAATCTCCTCGTTTGCAGTAATGATGCCTTTACTGGAAGTGAACCGCCGCAACGTTCCGCTCTGGTATGCGTCGAACGTCGCATCAATGCCAGCAGTTGCGCCGACAGCAAACGAACCGGCCGTAACTTTGCCTGCCGTTGTGAGGTCAATATTCGCCGTCCCGTCAGTGCCGGAAACGAATTGGCCACTGGAATTGACGGTCCACTTACTAGCGTTGTTTATGCGAAAACCATACGATTCGCCAGATGGCACATTAAACGTGTAACCGCCACTCGCAGCACCCAGGAGCGCATAATTGCTGAATGTCGGAGTGGCGGATGTAAACCAAATACCGCCGAGTGCATACGTCCCGTCGGCTGCCTTCAATACTCCCATTCGCACATAGCCAGAGCGTTGCGTCTCGATGGCAGATAAGCCGATCCAGTCGCTGTTTGCACCGTTTTTTGATACCGCTACTTTCGAGCCGTCCCAAGACAGCGCTGCGCTGTCAGTGATCAAACCGCCAGTCGAAGCAAAGGGGATTCGGCCAGACGTTAGGCCAGACAATGTAGCTGCCGCGAATGTTGGAGAGGCAGTTGTCTTGACCGACTGGTCGAAATAATCAACCACGGAAAACGTCCCGTCACCGGCGCGGTACAAGACGCCGGGGCCGGGAAACAACGCATCGAGATACGCGGCTGGTGTTTGGGGTGCGTTCATTACGTTTCTCCGTTCGTCGGCAGCGGCTTACATGGGCTAATTGTGGTTGAAGAGGTACAACGCTAAAAACACAAATACTGCCGTGTGCGCACCAATTATCGTCGAGAGTACGATGGCTTCTATCAGTGTGTCTCGCCAATAACGGCCAAAAGAATTATTGATCCAATATCCAATTCCCACCCCGCCAAACACCAGAGCTACAACGATCCAAGATAGTGTGTAAGCGATCATTATGAATCTCCGTTCGCGGGCAGCGGGCTAAAGGTCGCCCCCGGCCGCGTGGGAGGATGCACGTGACCGGGGGCTTTCCCGCCCGTCAAGCAGATTAAGAAGCTCCCGTGGATTGGACCACGAATCGCGGATTCATCACCGCACCAACGCCACGCTCACTGACCTTGTATCGAGCTACAATGTCTTGCGTGAACTCGGCCTCGTTGTTTGCCGGGGCCTGGACGACTGTGATCGGCCAATTCTCCATGTAGGCGAACGCCTTGGAGAAGTCACCCAGGAACCAATACTTCGCCGCGTCGGCTGCCGATACGCCACTAGCGACCAGCCTGGCCTTCGCCAGTGCCGTGTTATCTTGCAGCTTATACGGATTCAGCGTGTTGGGTGAAGTCGTCAGTGTTTGGACACTCGCCGACGACGGAATGCCGTATACCAGCGACGTAGCATTCAGTATCGACCGGGCACGATGACGATTGTCCGGCATGACCACTAGCGTCATGTTCGCTGGATTGATGAGGATCGGCTCGCCAGTGGCCGGGTCCGTCATCGCAGCAAACAACTGCTCGGCTTCGTCGATGTCCGTGTAGTCCACCAACGTGTTAGTGTTGGTGTTGTCCCACGGCGTCGAGACGTAGGTGCTGTACGACGTGCCCTTCCACTTGTAGTTGTTGGTCACGCCAAGGATTAGGTCAAGCAAACGTTTTTCCTTATTCAACCCCATCATCTCGCCGACTTCCGCCGCTCGTTGCAAAATCAATCCCGTGCGGTCGAAGAAAATCGCTTCCTTCGTCACCGGCACGATAGCACCACGCTTGGTTGTGGTCGGCGTCTCGATGTAATCCTCGCCGTATCCCACGTTCGGGAATGGCATCCCTTCGTCTACAGTCTCGGCCTTGTCGCCAAGTCGGTCCATGCCGGCGATTTTCTCGCCGCTGAACCGCGTCGGCACAACCGGCACGATACCCGACGCCCAAAATGCCGGCTTCTGGTACGCCTCCAATATCTTGGAGTAGACGATCTGGCCGGTTATGTTCGAGAATGCAGTGGAGTCCACGCCATCCTCCAACACCAACGAAACCCCGCCGCGTCGCGGGTCCATTGATCGCACCGCTTCCGATCCGAGTGTTACCTCGGCAACGTCGCGGATGCTCATATCCTCGGGGCGCAACTGTTTCGATTCGAGCGACTCCGCTAGAAACTCGCAGGTTTTTTGCAACCCGAGTCCCTTATAAGCCGACCGCAATTCCTTAATGTTCATTCTCAATCAGTTCCTTTCCGGCTTATGAGCCGCTGGAGGTGGCACCGTGCATTTCGCCGTACATCACGGCGGAAGTAATCTCAACCAGCACGGTGGTGGCAGCCGATGCCACTCGTTTCGCCACGCGGCCGATGGCTCTGGCCTCATCCGTAACCTTAATGACCTTCTGGTCTTCGAGTGCCGTTCCGCCGGCGTTGTCGTCTGGGCCGATCAAGTCACCCAGCTCGAAAGTTGCCGACGCACAAGGGAACTCGAATATGCCGCGAGTGGCCACGCGAATCGACTCTGTGTCACCGTCGCGGCTCCGCTGCATTGCCACGCCAAGGAAGTAGTCCTTGTCGGCAAAGTTGTCTTGCGTTTGGTTCAAACCAGCGAACGTGAAGTCGCTGGCCGGTTTGGCGTCGTCGGTGTCTTGCCATACCAAGTCACCGATCTCGATAACCGTGGCGGAGTCTACCGCCGCTACCACTGGGTTGGTGTCGCCATAGCGCCACCGCATGTTGTCTGACATTCTCAGTTCCTTTCTTTCCGTTTAAGTGCGGCGGCAAAGCTCTTTGCGTCCGTTATTCCGGTCGCATTATCGCTGCCTTCAGTGACCAACTGTTCCTTGGAAACCGGCTTGCTGCCGGCGACCAGCTTTCGCCGATCCTCGATAAGTACCTTGCGGGCCGCATCGTCTTTCGCTTCCAAGAGCTGTCCCTTGAACACGTCGGTTACGGCTGTTGCCGGCATCTTGGCTTCCGCCAGCATTTTATCTACGGCAGTCGCAAGGGCCGCCGCTTCGTTCGCCGCCGTCAGCGTGGCCACTTGTTCGCGGAGAGTTTTCATCTCCGCATCCTTGGCCTTGACCGCTTCCGATTCGGCGTGCTCGGCCAGCACCTTATCGGCGATGGCCTTGACCACTTCCGGCCGGTTGGCCGCAAGGGTTGCTTCTGTGATGTCGTTCCACTCCAAAGTAGATTCCTTTCGTATTGGAGTTTCGTCTTGCTCGAATAGTCCCCGCGTAGTTGCGGGGTCGGCAACCAGGTCCACACTTTGGACTCGGCTGATTTCTTCCACGATTACCTTGTCGCCTTTGCGACTGACGCGGGCCTCGACGTTGTGAGAGAAGCCGACGTTCTCAGGGGCGTGTTCCGCGTCCCAAATCAGTTGTTCCGCCAGGGCGTGTTTCGGATTGAAGTGGAAGTCGGCCCGCAAGCCGCCGTCGCCCTGTTCTACCCGCACGTTGCGGATCGTGCCCATGCGGTCTCGATAGTCACGCGGCTGGTTAGGGTTGCCGTTAGGATGGTTGACATTCACCCGCACGCCCTCATACAGGCTTGCGGCCCTAGCAACGGTCTCCTTCAGGTAGCTCCGGCCGTTTTTGGACATGAGGCCCAGTACCTTGACGCCCTCAATGACGCCTGACTCGCGGTTGACCGCCAACTTGACGCCCCGCGAATCGCAAAACTCCAAGAGCATTTCGGCCATGTTCACCTCATACCAATAAAAAAGCCCGAGCCACCGGCATCCATGCCAGCAACTCGGGCGCACGTGTTTCGTCAACCCGACTCGATTACTTGTAATGGGCCTCTAATACGGCCCGCACTCTATCGCTTTTCCCGTTTTGGTAGATCAGTTCCACTACCACCTTGCCGTGAATCTTCTCCCGCTCGGCCTGCTGGTCTAGCTCGGCCAATCTTGTCATGGCAAGTTGCAGCTTCTCTGCGTTTCTGCTCATAAGGCTATTCTGATAGTGCATTGTTGGCAATACCAATTTCAATTCATTACGGCCGCAAGTTCATCGGCGGCACGCTTCCTGCTCGCGTCATACCACGATCCGTAGTCTGCGTCGGGGAGGTCTTTTGTCAAGTCGTCCGCCAGTTCCGGCGTAGTGAAGCACATACAGTTGGGATGAATCGGGAAGTCTGGCAGGCGGCGGCCGTCGTCCGAAACATACTGCCCATGCCCATCGTCCCAAAACACCACGTCGTCATAAGGGTCGCACAATTCGCACGGCTCGCCCCCGGCTCGCTGAGTGCGGATGCCGGAAAATAGGTCTTTCGTCGAAGCCCATGATTCACGCAATGACGCCTCGGCCACCCGCACGCCTTCCGTGCGGGCGATGCGTCTCGCCCGATAGGCCATGCCAGTGGGCTTGCCCGGATCGTTGCCAACCAGTTCCTTGATGCTGGCCGTCAGGGCCTGAATCGCCGATGCCTCATCGTCGTACAGGTTAGTGGCAGACAGGGACAGGGTGATCCGCTGGCGTAGGGTGGCAATGTCGGCCTTCGCCACGGTCTTAATCCGGCTCATGGCATCCACGCCGTCGTATCCGCCCGAGAGAATCCGCCTCACCTTCGCCGCCGACGGGGCCGGGAACTCGATTGCCCGGATAATGTCCATCGACTCTTCGGCGTCGGCCTTGCCGCTCAGTATCCGGTCAATCAGGCTGTTCATGCCCAGCCCGGAGTATTCAAGGGTCGAAACCGTAGAAATTTCTACGGCTGCCGGTTTGGATACAACTGTATCCATTTTCCCTTCCGTTGCCCGTGCCGGGCGGTCCAATTGCGTCGCCCTCGCCAGCCAAAACCGCATAGGCAGCGAACGGATCATGTTATCGGCCGCCGACCTCACACCCCAATTCACGATCCGCCCCAGCCCGCTTTCGAGAATCGCGGCAAGCTGCTGTAATGCCGACTCGGCCACCATCTCGACTGCCGCCCCGACACCACCCATGCCATCTCGCGTGGCGACGATGCCTACAAGCCGCTGGGTAAGCACGGCCGCCCACTGGTTTATATCCCGACCAATGGACAGTATCATCCGGTCGCGTTGCCGCGTGCGGGCCGCATTCAGTCGGGCGAGTTTAGCGGTCTGTTTGTTCATGCTTCCCTAATCCGCTTCGCCAGCCATGCCGCGTCACGCCAATTGAAACTCAGGTCGTATGTGCTGGCCCAAACGCCAAGGCTCCGCAACGCGGCGGCTCGATTCGCGTCAGTGAATAGCACAACGTACTTCTCTTCGCCCTTCACCAGGGCCAGTACGTTTATGTCACTCGCCGCTACCCGGTCGGTCAGGATCATCATCCACCTCCTCGTCTTCGCCGGCAGCGTTCGCCCGAAGGTCGGCGAACGGGTCGAACCGGCCAGCACTGCGTTCGTCATCCTCGGCAATCCGCTCTTGCTCTTGGTCCCAATCGAGGTTGGCTCGCTCGGCCATTGTCTGGCTGCTCATGGCCTTCGACGCCACCAGGATGCTATCGGCCTGGGCGTCTTTCATCCGGTCCCGAGTCTGGACGTTTGGCGGCACGGCGGTTATGTCAAGCCGGTCAAGCACGTCGTCAGGCATTCCGCTGGCCGTAAGCACCCGCCGCATAATCTCCAAGTCATCCTCGATAATCTCGAATTGCATCCGCTCGAACATTTTCACCGCCGGTCCCTCAGCCACAAGCGTGGAGGAATAATTAGCGTTGCTGGCATCGCTGCTGAGCATGAACTCCGGCATAACCACCCGCGACGCAATCGCCCGCAAGTTGGCCTGGATGGCAAGCACAATCTCCTGGACATTCAACGAATCGCCGGGGAACTGATAATCGACCACCTCGGGGGCGTCCAGAATCGTGCCCGACCGATACTTGGTGTAGTTGGTCGTCTTTCCCGTGCTGCTGTTGGTGACGCTCGCGGAAGCGTTGCCAAGGTTTACTGCCGTTACCGTGCTTTGCGACGCTCCTTTCATTTTGCGAATCAGGGCGATTGCCGTATGAACGCCCACCTTTACCGTCATCGCCTCCAATAGTTTCTCGGTGCGGCGAAGGTTCTTCCGCACCGGATAGAACAACGGCAGGCCCCGCTTCACGTTGCAATCGACGTTAGTTTTGCGATGCTGAATGTCTTTGGCGTCCACCAACTTCCCGTCGATCCAATAGCCCAGCACGGTTTCCACATCGTCCGGGTCGGTCTCGATACCGAAACTCGACGCCGGGTCGCTCGCCTTGTCTTTCGGCTGCGATACCTGGGCGGGTTCGACAAACCGTACCCGTATCGTTCCGCCCATATCAAACAGCCGCAGGAAGCACTCCCCGTCCCGATCTTTGCGGCGAAGAATCTCTTGCTGCCGCTGCTGCCACTTATTCAGGCGGCAAAACTCTTCGATAGTCTGCTGGGCGGTGTCGATGGTGTCGGCCAGTTCGTCGCCTTCCTCGTTGTCCTTCGCCGTCACGCTGTAGGAGTGACCACTGCCGATGATGTAGCTGACTCGGTTTTCGTGACCGCATATAGCAAACTCATTAAATGTGGCCAGGGAACGGCATTGCTTGCGGGCGTCGGCGAGTTGTGCTTCCGTTTGCGGGATTCCCACCCGTTCGCTTTCGACGCTGCCCACGCCAATTGCGTCCCACATTTCGCCAGATTCCGGGTCGGCATATGCGTCCCGAGGGTCGATGTAATCGTCGATTGTGGTGGCAAGCGTTTCCATCATCCTTGCTTCGGCAATCGACGCCTTGCCTACAATCGCTCGAAACGCCCGCCTTGTCTTCCTTGACATAGCCTTCACCCTATCGCTTGGAGAATGTTGCTTCCTAACCCGTCATCCACTTGCCCGCCCGCTGTTTCGATCAATAGCCGCACGGCCATTTCCAGTGCGTCGGGGCCGTCGTCATGGTCGCCATTGGGGAAGTCTTGTAGCTGTTGAACCAATAGCTGGGCACCACGCGACCCGCCCTTGAACCGCATGATTCCCTGAGACAGAAACGGCGTCAGCCGTCGAATCCGCACCAGCTTATTCACGCGGTTGTCAATCGAGTAGAGTGGGAACGGCACGTCATGCACGCGGGACGCCTCGGCTATGTTGCCGGCCAGCAACTCTTGGAACTGGTTGGTCTCCACCCCGAACGCTTCGGACTGCCACGTCCGTTGTAGTTCGACCGCCGTGTCCGTGATGACCGACACGTTACGGTCATTGGCCATGTCGGCATCGACGTACAACACGCCACCGACGTATTGCAGCTTGATGAATGCGGAGTAATCTCCCCACTTGTCGCTCTTGCCTTTGGACGGGTCGAGGGCGGCAATCTTCCGGCCGCCGGTCGGCCACTGATCGAACCATATTTGCGGCCCGAACCACTCGCCCGGCCACTCCGCACCGCCTTCTGGCCTGGGGTCTTGCTGGTATAGGGATGCGAACGCCCTGGGGTCGAGGGACTGCAATCGCAGCAGTTCGTCCCGAGACTTGAACGCCGGCCACAACGCCTCCCCCGGTTTCCGTGGATCGTCGGGGTGCGTTGGCGTATCGGTCGCCAGAGCGGGGAGGTTCAATATCGTCCACTGTTCGCCGCTTTCTTCCGCCATTTTCAGCAGTATCCGCCCGGCCAAGTCGTCGCGGTGCCACCGCGTATGTGTCAGCAACACCCTTGCCTTTGGGCCAGCCCTAGTAATGAAGTCATTGGCGTACCACTCCCATATCCGCTGCCTGGACGCTGAGGAGTCTGCCTGCTCCCTAGACTTGATTGGATCGTCGATGATTCCAAAAGAGAACCCGCGGCCAGTCACGTTCCCACCTACACCGGCAGAGCGATAGTACCCTGTGTGCCCGACAATCTCAAAAAAATCGGTGGTCCGCCGGTACTGCCCGAAGGCTGACCCCTTGACCGCACGCTCGTTAAGCCTGGTCCCCGGAAAGAGAACCCGATATTCGTCGGCTCCGATCACCCGCTGCACGTCTCGATTGATTGATCCGGCGAAGTCGTCGGTATGCGAACAGGCAATAACGCGGGTGTCGGGATTCCGCCCAAACAGATATGCCGGCAGTCGCCTACTCACAAGCTCAGTCTTGCCGTGTTGTGGTGGCATAAACACCATTAGCCGCTCCGTCTCGCCGACTATAAGCCGCTCCACCGCCTCAGCCAATAGCCGATGGTGGAAGTTCACTGTGTAATCCGGCTTCGTGTATTGCGTGAACGCCAGCAGGCTCTGCCGGGCTTTCCTCCTCCGTAGTATTTCCGCCGCTGCCTGCTGAGGCGATGGCCGCAAGTTCGTCGTCACTCATTTCCTCCGCTCTGGCTGTCACCGACACCTGTTGCGTCACATTTTGTCTTTCGCTCTGGCCAAGCCATTGCATCCCGAGCCACTTCAACATGCTGACGTTGCCGGCTCGGCAGGCCAACCATTGTTTTCTACGCAGGCTACAACGCCCTCCCTGCCTAGCTTGTTCGATTACGGTCGCAAAACGCCGCGAAATAGTGGTTTTGTCCACGCCAAAGAATCCGGCCATTTCCTCGTAGGTGCATTGCAGGGCGGCCAGTTTTTCTATGGTTTTTTCGTCAATCTCCTTCCTTGGCCTAGCCATCGTCGCCTTCCCCTCTTAGTGCGGCCGCTTCGTCCAGTTTGTCGCTGAATGTTCGCTCTGGCTCGCCGTCAAGTATCCGTTCTGCCGCCTTGGCGATTCGCTCGAATCGTTGATCGGCTTCCGGCGTACACTTATGGCTCCAATCGGCCTCTTGGTTGCATATGCAGCACTTCACCGTGGACCCTTTCCGCCTACCGCCTCAAACCATACTGTTGCGGCGGCACCAATCAGGATCG